CGTAATACCACCATCAACGGTGTGTACTATCGTGAGCTGAATCCGGTCCAGGAGCCATTCGACAACGGACTGGACGTCCAAGGACGCGCGTGTGTCGCGTTCAATGTCGCGGGCGTCAAGCGCCCGTAGTAGGAGAAGGAGAACAGTACCATGAGTGACGCGATTTCCGCCCACGGAACAATCGTCAAGCGCAACAACATCGAGGTCGGCGAGTTGCGCGACATCACCACGCCGGCATTGACCCGGAACACGTTCGACACGTCGAACCAGAACGACGACGACGATTCGTACGTGGTCGGCATCCGCCGCAAGGGAGATCTCACCTTCACGGTGAACTGGCTCCAGAGCGGGGATGTCACCCACGGCAGCGCGACGGGCCTGCTCGCCGCGTACCAGGGCGGCACGAAGGACCTGTACGAGATCGACTTCCCGGATGGGTCCACGTGGATCTTCTCCGGGTTCCTCACCGGCCTCGCGGTGAAGGCTCCGGTAGATGGTGAGCTGTCGGCCGACATCACCATCAAGCCGACGAACGCGATGATCATGACGCCGTAGTGGCGCCAGGATGGCGTACCTCGCAGTAGCGGGGTGAGTGGGATGGGGGACCGGGCATGGCCAGTCCTGTCACGGGCTACCGTAGCGCTAATGCGCGTAGCCCGGTCCCTCCCCGATCAAGGAGACGCGTGATAAAGAAGGGGCAGACTACCATGAGTGAAGACAAGAAGATCCTGTCGGTTGACGAGATGCTGGCGGCGCCGGATGTGCAGTTCGCGGAGGTCGAGGTGTGGGGAGGAATCGTTCGCCTGGGGTCTCTCAGCGCGGGCGACATGCTGGACTTCATCGATTCGAACGAGGGTCCGGCCAAGAAGACCGCAGGGCTGCGCCTCATCGTGAAGAGCCTCGTGGACAAGGACGGCAACCGCATCGGGACGCCCGCTCACCTCGACGGATTCCGCAAGAAGGATGCCCAGATCACCAATAGGCTCGTGGGCGAGATCCTCAAGCTGAACGGGATGGGCGATGCGGCCAGGAAGGTGCTGGGAAACGAGTCCGGCGAAGCGAGCTAAGGCGCTTCGCCTACCGTCTAGCGGTGAAGCTGGGGTACGCCAACGTTGACCGGATGCTGCGCAGCATCTCGATCACGCAGTTCTACGAGTGGCTTACGTACGCGGAGCTTGAGCCGTTCGACGAGGTGCGGGCCGACTACCGCGCAGCATCCATCGTGCAGATGATCGCGAACATGAATCGCGATTCTAAGAGGCACCCCAAGCCATTTCCCATCACCGAGTTCGTCCTCAAGTTCGGCGTCGGGGCTCCGAAGAAGGAAAGACAGACGTGGCAGCAGCAGAAGGCCATAGCCAAGATGATGGTTGACCTCTACAACGCCAAGGACTGACGCATGGCTGTCGATATCGGAACCCTGCAGGGATACATCAAGCTAGACGATCAGCTGTCCAGCGCCGTGGATATCGCGGTTGCCAACATGGGCAAGCTGGCCAAGGGCGTAGCCGGGATCACACTCGGACTCGGCGCGCTCGCGGGCGCAGCCGTATCCGCGGGGATGGCTATCGTCAAGCTGGGCGAGTACGGGTCCGACGTCGCCGATATCGCGGAGCAGTTCCAATTCCTCGCGGCCAAGGCGGGGCTCGATGCCACGCGTGCGCTGGAGGAGCTGCGCAAGGGTACGGCCGGCACCATCACCGATATGGTGCTGATGCAGTCCACGTTGAAGGCGCTCAACATGGGCTTCAAGGGGAGCGCCGAGGACATGGGCATCGTCGCGAAGACGGCGCGCATCCTGTCCGAGCAGGGGATGGGCATGACCGAAGCCCTGAACATGCTCACCGGGGCGCTGACGCGCGGCAACGACCGCATGGTGAAGCGGTTCGGCATCCAGGTCAATCTCAACAAGATCACGCGGGAATTCCAGCGCGAAGCCGATAGGGCCGGCGTCGCTGTGGACCAGCAGGCACTGGCGCAGGCGAAAGCCAACGCCATGATCGAGGCGTACAGGAAATTCGTGGCGCGCAGCCTTCCCGTGCAGGACGACTTACGGGATAAGATGAATCAGGCCAGGACCGCGCTGGCCAACTTCTACAACGATCTCGCCGCGGCGGTATCTAAATCCCCCGTGGTCAATAAGGCGTTCGACTCGATCCAGAAGGCCATCATGGGCGCGTTCGGCAGAACGCGCGAGCAGGCGATCCAGAACATCGTCAAGGCCATCGAGTGGCTGGTGCAGGGAGCGGGAAAGCTGGCCCCGATCATAACCGGGACCGTGGATGTGATCGTAGGGTTCTGGCACTGGCTGGTGGATCTCAACAAGGAATTCGGCATCACCGATTTCATCGCGAAAGCGGTGGGAGTCGCGTTCGATTTCCTGAAGAAGGCGTTCGACTTCGTGCGGGGCGCCGTGCTGGCCGTGCAGAAGGCGTGGCAGTCGCTGCCCGACTGGCTGCAGCGGATCGCATCGACCGCGGTCAAGGCGGGGGCCGGGATTACCGTGGCCGGGATCGCGATGTACTCCGTGGGCTCGCCTGTGAAGGGATTCATATCGGCGCTCGACACCGCGGTAAACCTGATCGGCAACGCGACCGGAGCGATCCACTCGCTTACCCACATGACGTGGCTGTACCGCCCCGCCATGCTGGCCGCGAACGTGGTCACTCGCGCGATGACGTACGCGCAGGCAGCGCTATCGGCCGTTACCGCGCTGGCCGCGAAGAACATGGGCATCCTGGCCAAGTGGACCGGCGCCACCGCGGCGATTACGGCGATAGACACCGTCGCCACCGGGATAGCCGCCAAATTCAAGCTCGCCCTGGCCGGCGCGGTGCTGGCGACCACCCTCAATTACAACGTTTTCACCGCGGCCGTAACCACATCCACCGCCGCCATGGTGATCCACAAGGTAGCCACGATTGCGCTAACCGTGGCGCTCACCGGGCTCGGCCTCGCGCTGCTGGCTGTGAAATTCGTCATCCTTCCGCTGATCGCGGTATTCGGGGCGCTGTGGCTCGCGATCAAGGTCATCGATTGGCTGGGCTACACCGAGCAGGTCGAGGCGTTCATCGTCAAGATCAGCAAGCTCACCACATACCTGGGTCCGCTGCGCAACAGTCTGTATTGGTTCGCGATCATGATGGAGTATTTCAAGAGCGCGAACAAGGACGCTGCGGCGGCGGTGGACGAGCACGCGGAGTCCGTCAAGGCTATGGTCGAGCGCATGAGCGGCGCCGATCTGGCCGAGGGCGTGAGGGTGCTGTCCGAGGCGACCAAGGAGCTGCAGAGGCTGGGCACGCTATCGCTACCCGAGAACTACGCGCGCGTGGCAAAGGAGGCGCTGGCGCTGGAAGCGGCCGGCGGGAAGCTAGACACGACGCTGCAGGACGTCATCAACACCTACATAGCGAGTCTGCCTCCAGTAGATGCGATGACCGTCCAGTACGAGCGGCTGATGCTGGCGGGGGAGTCCGCGGTCCCGCAGCTCAAGGCGATGGCCGCGCAGGCCAAGGCGATGAAGGAGGCGGGCGAGGAGCTTACGCCTCAGCTGGAAGGTCTCATCCAGCGGTTCTACAAGGCATCCGACATAGTCCCAGATCTGTCCAACGAGATCCTGAGCCTGATCAGGTCGCTGACCGATGGCGACGCCTCCATCCGTAACTTCACCATCGCCTTCAGCAAGCTCACGCCTGAGCAGCTGGAGAGCTTAGAGGTGATGCAGCGCCTGACACCCGAATTCGAGAAGATGGTGAAGGCAGGCAAGCCCCTGGATGATGTGATGAAGCGGGTGTGGGATAACGCCACCAGGGCCACCCAGGAGATGATCGACCAGGGCATGGCGATGCTGCAGACGGCCGGCGCCACGCTCCAGGTGATAAGCGCGCTGAAGCTGATGGGCGAGACCGACGCCAAGATCGCGGCCGACTACGGCGTACGAGCGGAGGCGCTGGAGGCATTCATCGCGTTCGCGACGGAGAAGAAGGAGACCATAGCCGAGATCGCGGATGTATCCGGCCGTCTGGCTGCCAAGTGGGACAAGGCATACGAGATCCCGAATCCGGATGCGCTCAAGGCGGCGCGGCGCGACTACGAGGATTTCGTCAAGAAGTCCACGCTTAGCACCACCGAGTACCAGATATTCCAGATCGAGCGCGAGACTGAGGTCCGCAAGGAGGCGCTGCGCGGCAGTCGCGATGAGGTCCAGCAGGAATCCGACTGGCTGGATGCGATGGCGCGGCACCGCATCGACGTCATCAACGGCGTGTACGATACGCTGCTCACGCGCGCGCGCGAGGCCGGCTACACCACGCGCAAGGAGATGGAGAATCAGGCTCGAGATCTCCGCAAGCTGTACGAGGACATGAGGGCCAGCGGCAACTACACACCCAATCAGCTCACGCAGGCGGCGCTGGCGGCTGCGAATGCGGCGGAGGAGGCCACGGGACGGATCGTCGATTGGGGCGACTCTCTCGGAAGCCTGGCCAACGGGTTCGAGAATCTCGCCCAGATCGCTGGCGATTCGATGGGCAAGATCCTGAAATCCATCGGGTCCGTGATCAGCGCGTTTGATCTGCTGATGAAGGCGCAGCGGGAGTTCAGGGAGGCCAAGAAGCTATGGGATGCCGCGTCCGACGCCATCGGCAAGACGGGCAAGGCTCTGGACAAGACCGCCGGGGCCGCGAACTCGGCATCGGACGCGATTGCGGACGTGGCGTCGCACGGGGATGACGTATCCTACGTGGCAGAGGCCATTGGAAGCGTGGCCGACGCGGCTAACGCGGCCAACGACAAGATGATGGGCGGAGCGGACGCGGCCGGCAAGATGTCAGACGAGATGGATGGCGCCAGCCGCTCCGCCACCAAGCTATCCGCTGCCGTGAAGCTGGTCGCATCCGGGCTGTCCATGGGCTTCCTCATGGTCCAGATCGTGAAGTCCATCGGCGACGCCTTCGACGATGCGCAGCGCAAGGCCAATGAGGCGATCAAGGCGACGAATAAGCTGGTGGACGATTTCATCAACTCGCACGGCGGGCTGAAGGATCTACAGAAGGAATTGCGCATCCTGGATATCGAGTGGGAAATCGTCGCCAAGCGCGTGCGCGCGTTCGGCACGAACACGGAGGCGGCGCAGCGGTACCTGGACAATCTGAATGCGGCGATAGAGAAGTTCGAGTACCGCCAAGGTCTGGTCAATACCGCGGTGGAGCTTACTGCGAAGGCCATCGAGGATTGGATGACCCCGGTCCGAGATACGCAAGAGGCGATGGCCGAAGCCAAGAAGGATCTGGACGATCTGCTGAAGATCCCGCCCAAGCGGCCTGAATCCGGCGCCGATGCCGAAGAGTGGAAGCGCTACGCTGAGGATCTGGCCGAGTACAACGCCAAACTCAAGACGGCGCAGGATACCTACAAGAGCCTCACCGAGCAGTGGGACAAGTATGGCACGTCCGCGCAGGGGCGGTTCGACTCGCTGTCGGCCTACACCGTCGCGGCGTTCGCCGCTATGGTCAAGTCCACCGATGACTTCAGCGCCAGCCTCGCCGCATTCGGCCCGATGTTCGACTCGCTCATCGAGGGCCAGAAGACGTTCGGGCTCACGAGCAGCGACGCGCTTAACCAACTGCTGGATCTGCGTGGGATACAGGTCCAGTTCAAGGACCTGCTCGATCCCATCAGCACGGCTACTCAGATCGTACGCACGCTGGGAGAGGCCGGTGTCATCAGCAAGGACGCGATCAACGCGCTCGGACGCGACACTATCGCGGCGTTCGAGGCGATGGTAAATGGCGGCGTGGACGTCAACAAGGCCATGGTCGAGCTGCAAGCGCCGCTGCAGACGCTATGGGAGGCGTGGAAGGGCGGTAAGGTCGCGCTGGATGCCGAGACGGTCGCGATGCTGGAGGCAGCTGAAGCGGCCGGGATGGTCGGCGAGAATCAGAAGGACGTCAACGAGAGGCTTATCGACACGTTCGACGCGCTGGCCAAGGCCATCGATGAGATGGTGATCTCGATCCAGCAGCTGTACTTGGCTGGAGTCGGGACGCGGCCCAGACCTCCAGGAGCGCCGACTACGGGGGTCGCGGTACCGGTCGGAACCCGACCGAGCACGAATACAGGAGCACCGGGTACGGGTACGCGCACGGGCACGGGCACCAGCACGGGCACGGGAGCGCCTGTATCGGGCGGCGGGTCCAGGAGCGGGTTGGGCAAGTCGCCTAACTACTTCGCCGAGGGCGGCTACGTGGCGGAGGCCGCTGCGGCTACGGTGCCCGAGCCCATCGCGGTTACGCCGTTCGAGCCAAAGGGCACCGATATCGTCCCGGCGATGCTGACTCCGGGAGAGCGCGTCCTGTCCGTTGAGGAGGTAGCGCTGCTTGAGAAGGCGCTGGAGACGTACGCGGCGCAGCTGAACGCGCTATCAGCCGCGTCCGAGCGCACACTCACTCCGATTGCTATCCCGGAGATGCCGGAGTGGGAGAACCCGCCCACGCTACCGGAATGGGCGCAGCCGCCCGCATTACCGCAGTGGCCGGGACCTCCCGCGCTGCCCGAGTGGCCCACGCCTCCCGCACTGCCTGAGTGGTTGTCTCCTCCAGAGCTGCCGGGGTGGGAATCTCCCCCCGCGCTGCCCGAATGGCCGAATCCCCCCGCGCTGCCGGGGTGGACTCCCCCGCCGCAGATCGTGATCCCGGAGATACCGATACCCG